TATAATATGGAACAACCTACTAAGATGCGTTCTTGGTGGCAGGATCCACGCCCTATGGATACTCGCCGCTTTAAAGTTTCACATGGGGCGTTTACAAATGGAAGCTGTCAAGTATGGAGCGATGACCAATGTGAACCTATCTGGGAAGATGTATTAGAGCATCAGGATAAAATTTGGTTCACATATACAGATGGCACTGATAATTACCACAGTTGGAGATGGCGTGAGCTATGGGATTACTTTCCGAGCTGGATGGCATATTCTTATAATCGCGGCCGCTCATGGGATGAGGATGATTTAAATGTAGGAATATATCGTGGGAACTGCATTCTATGTGTATTCAATGTTGACTTGTTGCCCTTTGAAGATGCATCAAGAGGAAAAACAAAACAGGATGAATTAGCAGACCCCAAGTTGTTGGAACATTGGCAGTGACATACGAATATAGAAACTTTAGAGGTAAAGACTGGCTTTGGCCTAAAAGTGACTATCACTGCTGGAAACATCTAACAGAATACTTTCCGGACATACCTGAACAAATTTTGTTTACCATTGATGGTGCCAATACAGTTGTTCAAGCAGGAGGTAACTGTGGACTATATACAGCACAATACGCAGACATGGTTGATAAAGTTATTACGTTTGAGCCTGAACCAACCAATTATCATTGTTTAAAAGAAAATTTAAAAGAATATAATAACGTTACAATATATCCTCACGCATTGGGTAATGTTGAAAAGTTAATAGGTATGAGAAAACGTTTTGCTAATATAGGTGCTTCATTTGTTTCAAAATCCTTAAAGGGTAATATAAAACAGGTGCCTTTAGATAATTTTGATATACAACCTGATTTAATTCACTTGGACATTGAAGGTATGGAAAAAAGTGCGTTACGCGGTGCGATGAGAATACTTAAAGAATATCATCCTGCAGTTGCAATTGAAAGAAATAATGGAGCAAACTTGTTGGTTGAATTGGGTTATGAACCCCTAGGCAAATTTGGATTGGATTATTTACACACATGAATATTTACACTGTAAAATGGGGCGACAAATATAGTTCGGACTATGTAAATAAAATTGCATATACAGTTGCGGCTGATTTCCCTGAGGCAGAACGTAATATGTTTTGTATTACAGATGACCCCACAGGACTTGCAGACTTTGTGCAACCTATTATTATACCTGAGGATAATGACCTTGTAAAATGGTGGAACAAAATGTATTTGTTTTCTCCTCTTGTAGAACAAACAGGTGAAAAACTTTTCTTTGATCTTGATATTCTGATACAACATGATATCACAGCATTTGAGGAGTTTGATCCTGAAAACTGTTTAGGTATTGTAAAAACCTGGTGGCATGATTTGGAAACAATGCGTAAAGAAACAGAACATGTGCCTCACAAGTTCAGTGATATCAACTCTAGTGTTCTACGTTGGAATAACAGTTTTGATAATAAAAAACTATGGGAATATTTTACTAAATATAAGAAACAAATCATGTGGCATTATCGAGGCATTGATAATTTTTTGTGTGATAAAAATATAGCCCCGATGAAAATATTTCCTTTCGGTTGGGTTTATAGTTTCAACCAAGGATATATTTATCCTCAAGATACTGAAAGGCATGTTTATAGAGAAATGCCTTACGTTTGTTTATTTGATTCTATGGGTAAAAGTGAAGATGTTAAAATCTAATTTTCTAAACAATTATAAGTTTTATGGTGAAGCCCTATACTTTATTGAAAAAAAGGCTCCTCATAAAATATCAGACTTGCGACAAAGTTTTGAAGCCAATCATGTGGAGGCTGCCACGTGGCTTGTTGAAGAACTAATGAAAGTTACCGATAATTGTGCAAGGCAGGAAAAACTAAGTGTGCTTATTCTAAACTCCTGGTTAGGTATGCCACTTGTTCCTTTGTTGTGTGAAAATATTGATATAGGTGAAATAAATTTAGTGGACCTAGATCAAGAAGCATTGGACCTATCCAAACTTTTTCACAAACATTATTCTCAGGAAAAATTTGTTAAGATGCGACATCACTGTCTTGATATACCATTTGCGTTTGAAGAACTTAACAAAATAGATGCTGATATTGTAATTGCAATTAACACCGAACAAATGTATCCACTTGCAGAGTTACAAACAAAAAATCCTATGGCAGTTTTTGCTTGTCAAAATAGTAACGTTATTGAGGAAATGTATGGGATTAATTGTGTAAGTTCTATTGAAGATCTTAAAAAACAAATTGATTTGGATGAAACATTTTATGAGGGTGAAATAGAACAGACGTATTACTCCTGGGACGGTCAAAAGAAGTATGACCGATATATGGTTATAGGTTCTAAGTAATATCCTCAACCATCATTTCCCACATACTTTTATCGGGTATTACAAAGCCAGCAGTAATTCTAGGACCACCACCTGCACAATGCCAAAAGGGTTGATCCTGTCCTCCATAATATCCTACCTTCGCTGACCAACCCTGCCAATCAGGTAATGTTGTTATAGCTGTGCCGTCCCAATATTCAAATTGACCACCGCCTGTATTGTAATTAAATAAAATATTATATCCTGGGACGTCCCAGTTATTATGCCAGCCCATATAACCATCCTCAGGATAATATACATGAACAGCACTTTGTCTTGCACCTAAAAATTTGACAAGTTCATCAGTAAATCTTTCAGACTCATCCTTAAATTTTTGTAGGTTTTTGCTACCAGGTCCAAAGTGTGAATTTTTTACAACCTCAGGAGGACCAGGATGTTCATCCTTACCCTTGCCCATAGGCTTGTCTAACATTTCTTTTAAATATTCAAAAGAACGAGAGTGTTCAAAGTTGGAATCACCCCGAGTGTCAAATACTAATTCAGTCAAATCCTGAGAAAAAAACCAATCACTATGACGATTTAAAATTTCAAGTATTTCTTCATTAAGATTTATAAACTGCATTACTAATTAATCTTTCTTTAGGCAGGGTATAATGTGTAATCACTGCTTCTGTTCCATCTAATTCAGAATCAACATAGCCTTGAACAAAGTTCCATCTTGCATCTGGGTGAGGAAAGTCTCCTACTTTAACATTAAAATTACCATTAGTCAAGAGATTCCACATAGTAAATGTATCCCATTGGCGAACCTCCTCGGGATATGGAGTCGGATCCCAAGAAGGTGTTCGTTGCTCCAAATACCATTCATACCAACTATCCATAAGTTGTTTGGTTGTATCGGTGCGATAGAGAAACAAACCACAGTGATAAATCATTTCTTCAGTTTCGGATAATTTAGTTATCTTTGCATTGTAAGGGCGGTTTCTTGTGAACAAGATATCATTGTCCCCGAGCAAGTCAAATACTTCTGAAATATCCTCATGTTCCACCATTGTGTCGCAATCGAGATATAAAGTCACATCATAAGGCGACTTTGATAATGCCCAAAGTTTTGCTCTAATATGAATAGGCACATTTTCAGTAATAATATTTTCAAAAATATTACGAGCTTCATCATCTACCCAACTATCATGGGTAAATAAAGTAATTTTTGCTTCTGGATAAAAATCTAATAATGCGTTTGCAGATTGCAATGCGGCATAGTAATAGGCTTTGTTTACAGTCGCAACATAAACATATCCATTATTGCTCATTTGCAATTGCATCCTGAATTAGCAAAGTTGCAAATGCTTGCACTTCAACAGGTGTTTTTGCCTTACGCAAACGTTTTTTCAGTTCTCTGTTTTCGGATTGTTTAATTTCCTCAACTTCAAATGCCTCAAGTTTCATGTTAAAAAGAATTTGTTGTTTCTTACGAGCAATATCTGCTTCTGCTCTTTCTTTATGTATTTTTTCCTGGCGTTGTTTTTCTACTTTATGTTCTTCTGTAAGTCGATCTAATTCTTCTTCACCAAAAACTTGCAGTACAGCGTCATAATCAGCATTGGCACCTTCAGTTGCATTGATATGAACAATAGCATAATCGCCATTGCTTTGTAGCATACGACAAACAATTTGTCGATTACTTTTATCCTGCCAGATAGGATCTTTATATTTTGGAAGAGTTTCTTCAGACATTATATAGACTCCATAATAAAATAATGTATTTTATTTATGCAATTCTCAAGAACAGTTTTTTGGATGTTGCAGTTGATGATGTTGAAATAATTGTTACACCATCATAGTAACCAGTGAAATCTCCTGAAAATGAACCTGCATAAGAACCTGTGTAAGAACCTGTGTAAGAACCTGTGTAAGAACCTGTATATGACGTTCCTGCAAAGCCACTATAGTTTGCGGCATATGTTCCATTATAAGTGCCATCAAAAGTTCCACTATATGAGCCGTCATAATAGCCTGTATAAGAGCCCGTGTAGGTTCCTGCATAAGCATATGTGGCAGTATCCTTCACTTGGTCAGTTAGTGTTTCACCTTGTTGTTGCCAAGTGCCTCCACTTGTTGGAGCGGCTGTAGATACCTCGTATTTGCCAATATTATTAGACATTATACGATTACGAAAACGACCTTCTAGTGAGGCAACTTCTGCCTCAGTCATTTCTTGAACAGAGTTGTCATCTGCCATTTTTGTAAGTGTTCTAAATTGATTATCATTAGGAACTGTTGTTACGGCAGTTTTTTGCCAAAGTTTTTTAGTAGCAGATGTTCCGTCAACTTGTGTATCAACAATTGATCCTCTATCTGTCCAAGTTCCTCCTGAAGGTGCGGAAGCCGCGATATAATATTGACCACAAGTATTAGCACCCTGTGCAACCATACCTGCAATAACATGGTCAAGAATATCACTATCTATTTCTGCGTCAGATGCCTGTTCTAATTCTTCACTAGTGAAACGTAAAGGTATAGCAGTTTTACCATCAGATGCGGTCGAGGATCCTTGAGAAAAAGTATATGTATTAACAGCCGTAGTCGCACCATCGGTAGGGTGTGTGCCTACACTATCATCTCTATCAGTATCAACAAATGTTCCTACAGATGTAAAGTTGGTAGGTGCGCCAGTTGTATCAACACGCAGAGAAGCAACACCGGTTGTTCCAGCAAATTCCGTTGTAATAATTTCGGCGGTTCTTACTTTAAGTTCAGCGGCTGTTAGTTCCTGAAGACCCTGAATAACATCAGATGTGATGTCAGTTCCGCTATGTTTAATTCTTACTGCACCTGCCATTATGTCACCTATTAATTAAGTAATGTTCCACTAGAATTATAGATTGCTACAGGACGTTGAACTTGCCAATCTGTAGCATCCTTACATACTAATACCATAGAAGTTTTTGCTGGCAAATCTTTGGCAGCATTTGCTGAACCACCATCAATAGTATCAGATGTATTAGGATATACTTTAATATCATTGGTTGTCGCATTATATATTTCAACCCTAAGACCCGCAACAGCGTCTTTTAGTTTTACGCCTTGTGCGGCAGATGCTGTGGTAACAACATTAATTGTTTCTGAAAGTGCAGTTGCGTCACCTTGGTTTGAACCAGCCGCAGTAATAGCTGCCGTAATACCATATTTAAGGTCACCGGAGAGTGTTGTTGCTCCGGTTACAGCCAAATCACCGGCAGTGGCTATATTACCTGTTGTAGCTACTGTAAAATTAGAGCCATTTACATCAATACCACCATCAAGTGATGAAAGACCACCAACAGTTAATGTGCCTGTTGTATTAATATTACCAGATGCGTCAGCAACAGTAAATACGCCATCTACATCAATACCACCATCTAATGAGGCAAGTCCTGATGCATCGAGTGTTGTAACAACAGCGGCATCACCTTCGTCAGTTGTTTGCCATTGTGTAGCACTAATACCTACAATATCTCGACCCTTTTCGGGTCCAAGAGAAAGTGCTGCGTTTGCAGATAAATTATTAATTGATTCACCCGTGGAAGGATACACCTTAATTGTAACTGCCGTAGAATTAAATAACGTAACCCTAATACCTGCCGCACAGTCAGGAAGTTTAACACCTTGGTTTGCAGTTGCAGTATTGACAATATTATAAGTTTTAGTCAGGGCAGTTGCGTCACCTTGTGTTGTGCCTGCCGCAGTAACAGAAGCATCAACGCCTACAATAAAGTCCCCTGAAACAGTAATGTCGTTTACTGTAATGTTGTCATTTGTTTGAAACTTGTCCGAGTTCAAGTTAGTAAAGTTCGTATCCACTTCTGTATTTGTAAGTGGAGAACCTTTACCAGCACGAGTTGTAAGTGTTGACATTTTTATTACCTATCTAAAATTACTTTTAAGGCTTCTTTTATATCAGCCAAGTCTTGTTTTAAACTATTTATATCATTACAAACTTCGTCCATACGAGCAGATTGTTTTTTTCTTGTCTTGTAGGCAGCTAGGCCAGCATGGTCTGTATTAATTAATGCACCTGTAGAATTTCTTTTAAATGTATGTTCCATTTTTATGCCTGCAATGCAATTGCTCTAAGATTTCTAATTTTAGGAGTATTAGAGGTATTACCTGTTTTAAATACAACCTTAATAGCAAAACGTTTAAACTCTTTGAATGTGGTCAAAGCTGGTGCATTAGATGTCACTGCACCACTTGAGCCACCTCCACCACTAACAGTGATTGTCGGTGTTGCTGTTGTTGTATATCTACCTGGATTAGTAATAACTACACTATTAATAGCACCGCCACTTAAAACAGCATATGCTTCGGCTTGAACATCTGCGACACCGCCTGAAAATGTTAATGTAGGTGGTGATGTGTAACCTGAACCACCTGTAATACTAGCTGTTCCGTTTACTCGATATATGTCATATTCAAATACACCACTATTAGAACCTAACGAAGGTGTAGAGCCTTTAACTGGAATTTTGTAATTATATTCCACAAAATTAGTTTGTGCTCTACCATTATCTTTAGGTGTTTCTACTAGCTCCAGTTCCAACCATTTAAGATTATTGTCAAAATTTGCATCATCTTCTTCTGCTAGAAACTTACCATATACTTCAATTGCCGAATCTTGAGGAATAAGAGCATCGACAAATACTTGTAAATCTTCTGCCTCCTGACCATCATCAAGAATAATTGTTTTGGAAACATATCTAGATGTAGCATTACCACCTTTAATACCATTTTCATTTGCAGAATCATTATTGATATCATGTCTTGTAATAATAAATGATGATCTTGACACATCAATGAAAGGTGATATTTTGGAATCGTTAGTAGTAAATGTAGCTGTTGTATTTAACGATTTATTACTACTTAGATTAGCAACTTCGTTTGCTTTAGAATATACTG